ATAATGCAGGTTAAGCAGTTATGTACTCGTTTCCACTACTCATATACTGCCACTGAATAGGTAGTTCACTACTTATTGACAAGTTATAACCTATATATGAGTCCATATATAACATAATAGTCCCCAACTTATCAACAAGTTCTGAACTTTTGCCGAGTCCAGTACTCGTGAGTCGAGTGATGGGGACGGGGGGCCTCGCATACGCGAAGGTCCAAGACCTATGTCCAGACTTTCGTTCACACTCGATATGGAATTGATAACTTTTTTTTGCTGGAGTGGGGTACGCTTCGGCCAGTTTTTTGTTATATTATGCCTGTACCATCTTTCCTAGGAGCAGTCTTATGGCTGATACGACATTTACCGAAATGGGCCAAGCCCTCGACGCGGCTACCCAGATTCGAGATACCCAGAATAGCGTCAGTTCCGAAACGAATAGCACTCCGTCCGGCGTGTCAACCGAGACCGGTGCTGGTAGTTCCGAGGAGTCCCAGCCCAATAGCACACCAGTGGTCACCGGTAACGGTGCCGAGGATGCGGGGTCAGGGTCTCAACCGCCCAAGACAGAGACATCCCCCTCTGGTGTGGCAGATACGAAGGGGACTCCATCCGGCAAGCCCGATGACAAGGAGCTGGCCGAGCGCCGTAAGTACAACCACTGGCAAGCAGCCCAGAGGATCGCGGCGAAGGAAGCGAAGAAGCGCAGATTTGAGCAGGAAATGCAGAGACTCCAGCGCGAACGTGAAGCCTATGCCGACGAGAAGGGCGAGCACTACAACCCGCAGATGGTGAACGTCAAGGACGACCAGATGAGGGAGTTGCAGATTGCCCAGATGCAGGAAGCACAGGCCGAATGGGAACGCGAGGCCTACGAAATCTTCTCGCCCGAGGATGCGTCCACCTTCATTCAGGACTCAAGGAACCTGTCCGACTGGCTGAACAAGAACGAACCCGAACTTTGCAGTTACATCGGCAAGCCCTACGGCAAGCACTTGCTCAAGGGGTGGATGGACAAGATTGCGAAGAACAAGGCTATGGCCGAACGTTGGCAGAGCTTGAACTCCTATGAAAAGTATCGTCTTGTGGACAAGTACTACAAGGAACTGGAACAGTTCGGCGAGGACTATGCGAACGGCAAGATTGGAGCGGACGGCAAGCCTGTCACGCCTCCGACACAGCAGACGCAGACTCAAGTCCAGAATCAGCAACCGAGCCAGACTCCCCCAGTCAATGCACCTGTCCCCAATAGCGGTAGAGACACCAACACTATGCCCCCGTCTAACAACTTCGCCCTGATGTTGCAGGATGCGATGAACAAGCGGGGAGTATCCTCTTTTTAAGGAACTGAACTATGGGTCAGATTGTAAACCAACAGTTGATGGCGAACCTCGCCGTCGAATTTAACGTCGGTGTGGACATCCTCTCCAAGGGTAACCGCACTATCGAAAAGGAACTCGGTGCTTCCAATATGAGCGGTGACACCGTGTCCGTTACCATTATGGACTCCGGCAAGGTGTTCCAGAACTCCCTCGACCTCTCCGGTCTGCGTGGCACTCTCGCTGTCAAGCGCGCTTCTGTGCCGTTGAGTGTTGCTCCTATCGGTATTGCTGCCGAAGCATCCGAAGGCGAACTTGCACTCGCGATTGAGAAGCCCGACATTATGGCCAAGCGCGTGGCCAACCTTCAGGACGAAGTGAACAAGAAGGCCTATCGTGCCATCGTCGGCTCCTGCCAGCCGTATGCCTTCGACCCGACCGGTCTCAATGGCGACCAGTATGACCGTGCCGTGCGCAAGGTTTCCTTCCGTGCAGAAGCCCACACCCAGACTTCCAAGCTCGCAGGTAATATCTTCGGTATTGCCCACCCGCAGACTTGGAACGAAGTGGTACCGACACTCCACTCAAACTTCGGTAACAACCCGAAGAACGGCACCGACTTGTACAAGAACGAACTCGGTGACTATATGGGTCTCCGCTGGACGAAGGGTGTCGATACCCTCCGTATCGAAGCGCAGGACGTCGCCGCAGTCGTGACGAGCATCAGTGTCGGCCTTGATGGTAAAGTCTCCGCTACTATCACCGGTATCGGCACCGGTGACGAAGAAGGTGAAATCTATCCGATGCCGTTGTACCTCACTGACGACAAGGCCTGTGCAGACGGTCTAAAGCACAAGGTCGAATGTGTCGATGCCCTCGGCAAGCCGACTGGCATCCAGAAGGCCATCTACTTCAAGTGGCATTTTGACACTTGGCAGATGACTCAGGGTTATGGCTGGCAGGGTACCAGCGGTCACTGGGAACTCGCACAGCCGCTGTTCCTCGCAGGTCCGCGCAAGAACGCCCACTCCCGTGCTTATGAAGAGTTCCTCGCAGCAGGTTCTCCGGTTACCGATCGTCACGGCTTCATCCAGCCCGACTATGACTGGTATGCCCAGCAGACTTGGAACCGTAACCCCGACTACGTGAACGGCGGTGCTCGTGACCCCGAACACAGTGGTTACCTTACCTTCACCACCAGCAACGTGCTGACGGATGGCTTCACCTATCTGGCCCCGATGGCTATGTTCCACGAACAGGACTTCCTCATCGCAGTCAAGGGTATCGAGAAGATGTCTTCCGCAGACTCGTTCACTATCCCGACCGAGTTCCGCGACAAGGGTATTCTCCCGCTCCGTGGTACGTACTGGACCGACCCGTACACCAGCCTCGGCCTGTTCCGTGTGGACGCACTGATGGGCTTCGGTATGTATCAGGGTGTGTCTGGTGCCTGTATCTACATCCCCGAAGTCTAACTCACCCTAGCGGTGGTACATCGCGCTGGCAGACCGCCGAAAGTCTGCTCCCATTGCTGGGTGCGACTCTCGGAGTGTGCCCAGTTTCACGGGGTATCGTGAGCCGAGGCACGATACGCGCTCTCCCGTGCAACACCTCGGCAAATTTTTCTTGAGGTACTCGATGGCGACTACTCAAAACAGAACCTTCTTCGGTGGCTCTACTGTACCGGGCAGTGGTGTATATCCAGAAGACGTGAAACTCCTGAAGGTGTTTGCCAACTACGCGGAAACGGACTATGACCCGCTGGCCAGTTCGGACACTTCTGTCTATATCCCTACTGTCGATAAGCACTCGCACGACGATGGTAATATCGTAAGTATCATCGACCGTGTGCTTGCGGCTGGTGGTTCGCCTATCGTCACGAAGCATGACGCTGAGTTTACATATTCAAGCGGTAACGCCAGCGAGTACAAGTTTGTCAATGTCAGCGGTGACAACATCACCGAAATGACAATCAACCGCACTACTGGAACAGTCACCACTCAAAACAACTTTCTGGCGAGGCCTGTCGAAGTCGAATATGGCGTGTCAACAGCTTCTGACGTAGCGTCTATCATCAATGCTAAAGGTCTTCCATATATGAAAGTCGGCGAGTTAATAGCCCGCCTCTACAAGATTGAACCTAGCAAGTACACGTTCCGCACCACGAATCTCCGTGCTGACGGCGACATTAATTATCTGGACATCGTTGACTATATTGTAAACGGGTCTACTTGGACCACCGTCATGAAGACTGTTTCCAGCGGTGAAACAGGTACAGCATATCTTAAGAAAGTTTCTAGCCCTACGAGTTTCGACACGACAGGATTGTCTGGATTGCAGACTGTGGCTGGTGTTAACGACGTACCGAACGATGGCGTGTACCAAGTGTCTGTTATGCTGTCCGTGACTCCGAAGACCGCAAAAGCCACAAAGAGCGACCTCGTGTTCGGTTTCTATGGAGCAGACGGAATCGGTATGGCCGACCGTACCTTCCACGCGGTCGTTGACGACTCGCAGATATTCGCCCAGCAACTTTCATTCAGCACCACTCTCAACCTGAAGGCTGGCGCTAATTCGCTGAAGCTCTCGTGCGACAGGCTGAACACGAACTATCTTGTGTTCGTTGACGAGCTGACTCTTGCGCAGCTTGTGAACGGAGTGTACCACAATGGCAATGACTTTGAAGAAGTTAATGACCTTTTACCAGCAGATTCCTTTAATGAAGGAGATAATTTTCTTGTAGTAAGCCCTACTAGTAAAAGGAAAATGTCGTATGAAGTATTGATAGAACTGATTTCACAATATGTCTTCAGCGGCAACAAATTCTACGTTACAGAAAACAATGAATATTCGTATGCAATAATTGATTCAAACAACTCATTCCTTTTTGGAATAAAGAAAGACGGCTCCGTAGAGTGGTCTAAAGGAATCCCGGAACCAATAAAGAAAATCCTTGATGTAGTTGTAGCTAGATTGGATGTTCAAGAGGTTCTAGTAGGGAACAAAGTAGACAAAGAGCAAGGAAAATCGTTAATAAATTCGATATTCGCTTCCTGTGTATTTGTTACAGACAATTCCGAATACATCTATGCAATAAACGATTCTAATGGTGTTTTTCTTTTTGGAATAAAGAAAGACGGCTCCGTAGAGTGGTCTAAAGGACTTCCAAAATGGCTTGACAGCAGAATAACTAATTTGGAAGAAAGTAAGGAAGCTAAAGTTCCTGGTAAATCCCTAGTAAACAAGGTTTTTGCAGATGGAGTGAATGTTGTTTCTAACAAAGAATTCATTCTTGCATTTGTTGACGAAAACAACTCATTCCTTTTTGGAATAAAGAAAGACGGCTCCGTAGAGTGGTCTAAAGGACTTCCTCAAAGCATACAGGCTATTGTTTACGAAATACAAAATGCACTAGAAGAAAAACAGGATAAAATATCCAACAAGACTGTCATTGATACACAGACTTCGAATCATTGTGAATCTACATCTGATAATGATGAGTGGTTTTGGTGCGCTCTTGACGCAGCTAACAAAATTATAGAAGGAATCAAGCAGACAGGCGAACACGTTTTTATGCTTCCTGTTAATTTAAATGGAGGTGTAAATTGGTCTAAAGAAAATCTTGATGATTTAACTGCCGCTTTAAAAGAAAATGGATTTGCTGGAGGAACGGGAGATTGGAGTGACTCTAGCTCACTTGAAATTCCTATACCTTCTATAGCCATAATCAACTTTACAAATATTGATCAAATGCCTCAAACCAAGACTACCGATGCTCACGCGATTATGGAGTTTTGGGATATGAACGGAAACTACTTTAAAAAGAAAGTGATTGCCAACGCGCAGGGTTCGTCCTCACTGTCTGCTCCGAAGAAAAACATCAGTATCGACCTGTGCAATGACGAGTGGGTCGGGGACGACACGTTCAAGATAAAGTTCGGTGGGTGGGTTCCGCAGGACAGTTTCCATATCAAGGCATACTACACCGACTTCTTCAGGTGTGTCGGGCTGTCCGGTTATGACTTGGTAAAGAAGATACTTGACACTCGTGTACCGAACACGACTTGGAAGAAGGCGCTAAACTATGGCACCGACCCAATCGGGCAGAAGAGTGTCTCTCCGCAGATCGACTCGGGCGCACTGTGCTATCCGCAGGGATTCCTCTGCAAAGTCTACCTAAATGGTGTTTTTGAAGGGCTATTCTGCTGGCAGTTGAAAAAGCACCGGGACAACTACCATATGAACAAAAAGACTGCGGAGAACATCCACATCGAGGGTATGCTCGGTGGTGTTTTCTTCGGAGGCTCGATCGACTGGACTGCGTTCGAAATCAGAAATCCCAAAGACCTGATTACCTACACGGGTACGAAATATGATGGTGACAATCCGACCGAGTTGATTGACTCCACTTCGCCAGCGTATGACCCTGCGAATAGTAAACACAAGTTGAGCGCAAAGGTCAAGCAGTATATCATCAACCTCTCAAACAGGATGGCACAGATTGGCAACGACCCGAGTATCTTTGAACAATACTTCGATGTCGATAGTTGTGTAGATTACGCAATCCTGTCCGACACCCTCTACAATTATGACTATGTGAAGAATGTTCAGTGGACTACTTGGGATGGTGTAAAGTGGTTCGTCAATCCGTATGACCTTGACTGCACGCTCGGTGCGAACTCTGCCGGAGACGGAATACACTATCCTACGACATCGCACATAATCACTGCAACGAACCACCCACTTACATTCGCAGTCAATCACTACACATCCGAACTTGAACAACGGTGGAAGGAGTTACGCGACGCGCATATCATCGACCCGAGGACCGTAGCCGAAAACTTGGAACACTATGTTCGTTTGTTCGGTGATGGTGGGTACAAGTCGGAATATGACAAGTGGACCAATGCACCCTGTAACCGTGACCCTATCTTTGACACTGATAACTGGGAACTTGAACGCGACGCGGACGGAAACCCTGTAATCTACACTACGCAGTACCACGCTTGGAGTAGCTCAATGACCTACGCGCCTGGCTATGTAGTCCAGTACAACCTAACAGAAAGTTCCATCGGAAATTTCGGATGGTGGTTCAGGTTCACTGCAAAGCAGACAAACATCGACAAACCTCCGATTACACAGCGAGGTTTTAAGGATAATATCTTCCGTGTTTACAACTGGTTAAGTATGCAGATTGCAAATATGGACACACTTTACAACTACACATAAGGAGGCCAATATGGCTCTTATTCTAAAACTCGACGAAAATGTCACTGACACCGAACTCAACAAGCTCGGAGAACTGATGCTTGATGTGAACATCGGGCACGATTTTACACTAGAATTTCTAGTCCACACGAGTACAACATCGTACGATGCTCGAATCATCGGTGAAGGCAATTTCTTTACCGATGGCACCTACACTGTACCGGCAGGCAAGGATGTCACTGTGACCAATCCGAGTCATCAGTTGTTCCTGTCGAGCGGTCAGTACAAACTCGGCATCACTCCGAAGTATGGTGTTCAGTCTCTCGGTGTAGATTTACCGAACTTGAGCGACCTTGATGCAATAACTCTGGATTGCTCGCAGCTTGCGTATTCCGAGTACACATTCTCGGCCCTCGTCCAGCATTGGAAGCTCAAAAACTTCTCTGGCGACAATATGAAGAACTGCGTGATTATTTCTGCAAACGGCACTAATGGCCTTGACGTAGATGTAGCCGAGTTCAAAAAGATTACGAGTTCATTGTCCTGCGTGAATATCCCGAATACCGGTGCATACGGCGATGCAGTCGATGCGTTCGGTGACAAGATAAACTTGAATCGACTCATCCTAGGAAATTTAAGTGGAATCACGGGTACATACACGCAAATCTGTGACGCACTCTTTGCGAATGGCAAAACGAGTGGTGACCTCATTATCATGACTCCAGATAGTGGTGGTATCAAGACTGTCAGGTTTACAGCTGGTGGTTGGAGTGTTGCCGGATAACTCATACGAGGACCACTATGCCTAACCTAATCAAGAAAGTTCTAGCGAATGTCGTGCAGACTTTTAACGAAACGGAGAAACTACAAGCACGAGGTAATATTGATGCGGCAAGCAAGCACAACATTTCGTACTGGCATCAGGTCGAAGACTTCGATACTCAAGTATCTTCGACGGATAATGCCAAGACTATTACTTCCGTAGGCAATATCAAGCTGCGTTACTATTTTGATAGCGAAGCCAAACTTCGAATAGCTGTCGAAAACATTGGGCCTACAATAGACACATTGGAAGTTATATATTCCGGCGGTAATCAAACCTTGACAAGCATAGCAACCGAATCGAGATTAGCTACCAGTGTTGCTTTCAATAATGGTAACGGTCAGTTTCAGCATTTAAGACTCATTGTTGACGATTCCGAAATATACGATGTATATATTCAGATGTCTATTGCTATGACCGCTTTGTTCTACAAGTGTCCAGACATGATTTATCAAGGATGACGTATGACTCCCGATCTCTGGAAAACCCTTGTCGGTGCGATAGTCTTGGTATTGACGGCAGTCGCCGCCTATATCAAGATGCGCACCGATATTGACAAGATACAGTCCGAGCGTGCAGAAACTAAACAGGCACGCGACAAGGATAGCGAGACTCTCCACGACCAGTGCCAGCAGAACACGTGGGAAATCAAGAGACTCAAGGACGATGCCGAGAAACGCGATTCGATACTCAATGAAATCCGCTGTCAGGTGAACGAGCTGAACACGAATCTGCTACTCGTTTCCAAGGACTTGAAGTACTTTGGGGACGCACTGAACAAGTTTATTTCGATGAGGACTGAACAAAAATGAAAAATCGTTCGTTGAAAATATATCGTTGCATACCCCTATTTAATACGTGAGTGAATCGCGCAGAAAAAATCCATTTTCTATAAGAATTTAGATATAGGAACGATATATTTTTTACGAACGTTTTTGCAAAATTTAGGAGTACTGATATGGCAGGACTGAACATTCCAAAGCGAGAACAGTTGGAGAACGGGCCGAAGCTCTCCGACCTGAACAAGGCCAGACTCAAGGCACAGGACAGGCTCTCCGATTATGCCGAACGTGCTGCTGTGAAGGGTGCCGACGTAGCCTTCGGTGAGGACACTGGTGATAGTCTCCTTAAAGACCTTGCCTACGGTGCAGTACCGGGCGGTTCCCTATTCCAGAGGGTGAAGACTGGGACCAGACCTGGACTTCTGGATTTCGCTGACCTTGTTCCAGGAAGTGGAACTGCTCTCAAGGCAGCCAGTCTGTTCGTCCCTAAAGATTTGGTCAAACTTATGGGAAGGAAAGTAGCCTCCAAGAACTTTGACAAAACTTTTGAAAAGCTTCCGCAAGCAGTACAGGAAAGCTGGATTTCCTCGTTTGGGGATTTGTCGAGCGATAAACTCGGAAGGATGAGGAAGAAGCGTATCAAACACGGCGACCATTCAATTCCTGATAATGGTAAGCTCCAGCACTATCCTTATATTGAAACTGTCTTCGACAATCTTGACGACGATGCGAGTGGCTTATATTATGGGTATACACATTCGAGACATCCAGAGCAAGAATTTACTCCGAAAATCGTATTGGACAAGAACCTTAAGAGCATATCTCGGGATGATACCGCACTGCACGAGGGGTTTCATCTAATGGACGAATCCATCGGAACGAGTGATGTGCTCAAGAGGATTCCGAATGTAGAATTTCCACAAGCAACTATCAAGCCGAAACATATTTCGGAGCGATGGCTGGATGATGTGACAAAAAAGAGAAAATATCCGTTCAGTGGCTGGGACGACGACCTTGAGTTTCAGGATAATACAGGCTTGCTATCACCTTTTTATTATAAATATGACAAAAATCATCCTGAACATCAGGACTTCTACCAAGACCCTGTTGACTGGCTTGCGGATGACCCACACGGAAAAGCATACTTTCTCAAAGGTGGCAAAGTCCCAGACGAAAGTCTAGTAGCCCAAGAAGGCTTTGCCCAATTTGGCGAATCCATCCCGTATATAAAGGAAACGAACTTTCCGGTGTATAACTCTTTTGTAAAAGTGGCAGAAAAAGACCCTAGACGTAATAAGGACTATTCTATCAGCTTCGACAATTTCGCTAAATACCTCGAAAGTTTAGACGACATAGAATAACTATAAGTGTCCAGCATCGTGCAGGTTGTCTATGGCTTCTTGCACTTTTTGGTCATCTTCATAAGCGCACTCCGAAGGGACATCACCTCCCTCCGAAGGTTCGCTTCCGACTGGTACAGACGGTTCAGTTCCTCCGTCAGTATCGTCGTGTACAGTGGTGTCGCTTCCAGAATCAGCGTGTGGCTTGTTTGTGTTGGGTAGTTTTTCGTAGTCTTCTTTTGTTCCACCATAGAATACCTTTTCGACAACAGATTTGCACTTGTTGGCTTCGAGACTCATAGTCTTGTCAAACCGAGCGATTTCGGTGAATCCGTCCGCAGGAGCATTGTACTCGCTCACGAACACAGTCTTGCCACTCTGGACCAGAACGTTCAGGAGAGCCTTGAACATAATCTGGGAGAACGGCTGACGGTTGTATCCGAGAGTGTCCGCATACGGCGGGTCGAAGTACAGGACGTCATACTTCTCGAACGGAATGTCGAACATACTCCCGCAGAACACTTGGAGCTTCGTCTTCGTGGTTCTGGACTGCATAGCCTTCTCGACTTCGTGGAACCTGTTGAGGTTCGTGAGCTGTTCGTTATGCTGGAGGTTCTTGATGTCTTCCTGACTGATTTCGCCCTTTGCAATCTTGCGGATAAGTTCACGTAGTGCACCCCTGCGCTCTTCCAGTGTCGGCAGTGCCACCGCGTTGTGGAGTAGCATCTTGTTCTCGGTACGGGCATCGCTCCAGAGATATTCCAAGCCCTTGAATCCGAACGAACAGGTGTAACGGATGAGCCAGTCCTCAAGTGTAGAGTTGCGTTCACGGGCCTCGTAGAACTTGGCTTTGCTCACGGCAGGGAAACTGTTGTAGTCGATGGCGCCGAAGTCTATCATCGTAGCCTTGATGAGTCCCACGATGGCCTTGTTGATGTCGTACCCAGTCACCGACTTGTACTTACCGGACAACACGGCCGCTTGGAGTATCGCACCCCCGCCACAGCAGCAGTCACAGAAGTTCACGCCAGAAGGCAAGGCGTCTACAATTCGTTCGGCTATTACATTTTTCGAGCCTTGATACGGCAGTCCGTAAATCATCTGGAGTCTCCATAAAAAAAAAAAAAACCTACCCGAAATATACTCATTCGGATAGGTTTTGACTAGGGGTAAAATGATTTTTTTTTTAGGTATTCTCACCTTCCCTCAAGATATGGAGTTCGCCATCCACGAAATGCGGGAGCGTTGACATATACATCTTCGCTTCGCTCTCGGTGGCGAACAGTTCATAGCTAGGGTCGGAATCATACTCGTTCGGCTTGATTACTACAAGATAGTGAATCGACATATCACTTGCCTCCGAACGGGTCGAGAAATTCCTTGTCCAGCCACTTGCCAGTTCTGGCTCGATGGATATAGTTCTCTGCTTTCATCAAGTCAAGTTGATACGGCTGGTCCGCTTTCGCGCCGAGTCGAGGAGACAGGTACTTGAGTGCACAGACAACATCGTAAGCCCTTTCAGGTGGGATGGTGTTCTCCAGCAACTTGACAAGCATATACTCCAGATAGTCGATAGTCTCGACTTTACCGTCATAGTATTCACCAGTGGCGGTCTGGCTATTTTTCAATGGCGTGGGCTCTTTGCTTTTCACGGCAATACTCCTCATAAGAATCGGTTGCTTTCGGGAACTTGTTGAAGTTGACGCAGGCCATCATTCCATCCTCGCGGTTCCTGCAATAACCGCAAGACGAGCACTTGTTACAGATTGATTTTTTCATTGTTTGGTTTCCTTCGATAATCTGATTTTATATTGACACTTCCATAGCTATTAGTCCGACGACTTTGATAATCAGATGGACCACAAGCACGAGTCCTGCACCAGTCAAGACACCGAGGCAGAACTCGATTACTCTGTTACTTATCATATTTCGTTCCTCACAAACAAACTATAAGTGGTCGACTTATCCATAGCCTTAACCAACTGTGCAACTGCGGGAACGCTACTTCCAATCTTCAACAAGGTCAGGTCGGCAGTGTTCCCAATCAGGATACACCCATCGGTATCCTTCACAGTGTTTCCGTTATGCACACGAATCCCTCGATTCTTGTGAACTGTGTCGCTCCAGATAAGCGGAAGTTCCTTCTTGAACTTTGGGGAGTAACTAAGTTGCATCCAGTGAGCACCTTCGGGAATCATCTTTCCGAGTTTCTCAATGGTGTAGTACACTCCGAGATTCCAGTTATAGTCAACGAGCACACCCATCACTGTGTCGCCTTTTACTTTGTATCTAATGAGTTCCATTATCCCACCTTGATAAAGTTATCAGTTTCTGTCACAGGGATATTATACTTCACGCACTCTGGAAGCAAAAATTCTTGGAACAGTTCGTAGCTATTGAACCCACAGACTTCGCACTTCTCGATGCGAACGGAGTCCTTAGATTTCAACTGGTTGCTACGTTCATCCAGTTCTTCGAGCCGTGTCTTCATAATTTCCGTGCACTCGTCAAAGTCCTTCAACGTGTGCAGGGATATGTTGTCACGACTTGCCGTGAGGCCCAAGTCCTCAAACCAGTTCTGCATCGTCTGGCTCGCATAGTTCAACTGTTCAGGTTTTGCCTCGGGAGCGAGCCTTACCAGTTCAATGCGAGTGCCAATATCCGTTTCGGTGCAGAAGCCCTTGAAGTTCAGTCTCGGACTGAATAGCGCACGGAGAATCGGGTTTTTCAGCGAGCCTAGAATTACGGACTGCGGGCGGATAGGAATGACGTAACTCCTGTTGTCCTCGTAGATATAGTTCAACAAGGAGTGGGCCATTTCGTTCTGTACAAGCAGTGCTTCGCCGTTATAGATATTGCCGAACAAGTTATTCAGGTAGTCCTGATTCTTTGTAAACTTGTTCATAATCAAGTGCAGAAGGTTCGAGCAGTGGAAGTTCTGGATTCTGCGCTTGATACCGCTATCGTCGAAGTAGATGTACTTGTTTGAACTGATTACAAAGTTCTGGTATGTCTCCGCTACGATTGGGTCAACACCCTTGCCTTCGTACTGGAAGTTGTCGCGACCAGTCATAGATTTAATGAGGGCCTGTAACTGTTTCGCCGTGTCCGAGTCTTCGTATTCACTGATACTCACCAGACGTTTACCCATCAGGCTGATAGTGAAACGCAACTGCTGGGTGGAGAAAGCAGTGAACGAGTCCCCGAACATACGGTGCAGGAGGCTGATGAACTTGGACTTGCCATTACCGCCAGCATCAAAGTCGTTCAGGTACAGGACGTAGCCAGTTGCCGAGTTCGGAACCCGTACCATAAAGTGAATGAGGTTGTACAACGCTTCCCAGTCCTTCTGTGTCCCACCTGCAACGAGGAACATAAGGAACATAGCACGACGCAACGACTTCTCGTTGACGTATTCCTTGTTGAGAGCCGTCATTTGCGAGCATACGTTGCGGTACATTTGGCCGTCACGAGTGAAGAACCCGTGTGGCTCGTCCTTTGCAAAGCTGGATATAATCTTGATGCGCCTCAAGTTCGGTGCCAGCTTGGAGAACACTCCGTCATACGGTCCGTCATAGGGCTGTTTGCGCAGTTCCTTCAAGCCGTCAAAAGTCTGTTCGCTTCCGTTCGGCGAAACTCTGGTAATGCTCAAACGGGCACTGATGATGTCGTCATCGGCCTTCAGTCCTTCCAATGGCATAGCCTCTGCTGAACAGTTGCGGAGCTTCGGAATAAGACGGAAGTCGCCATCACGGTTGCGGTACACGTTCTGCTGGATGAAGTCTATCTGCTCCTCGTTGAAGAACAACGGAGAGAGAGCCTCGGCTTCCTTTCCACGGAACGCCTCAAGCACTTCACTATCGGACGGGTTCATATCCAGATAGACAGTCAAGATTTCACGCTGGGTTGCGTTCTTGCATACTGCTATCATAGTCTCCACAATTTTCCGGTAGTTCTCGCTGGGGGACATCTTGTCAAAGTCCACAACGTTCATCACCACAGTCTGCGACTTCTTCGGAAACTGCGACAATATCGTCAGGACTTTCTGGAGTCTGTTATTTGTCATAGATTCGCTCCGTCCAAGGGAACAAGACTTTCGACAGTTCACTCAAGGTTTTCGGAGTCTTGATTCCTTTAGCCCTGCGTGTCTTGGTGTCTCCAAGGAAGGTGCGGATGTGGTCCTTACGACCCCAGTTCCAGAAGTTTTCGTCGAGGTCTCTCTGGTACTGCGTGTAGTCGATGTACTGCTTGTACGGTTCCAAGTCCTTGATGTCGAAGGCGTAGATACCATAACGGCTCTTGATGCTTCCGTTGCGAGTGTCCATCAACGCGTTCGTGAACTGGATGGTCCCTGCGTTCGGACAATCACGGGTAGTCCAGAGGAAGTAGTAGTTCTTGTGCTCGAACGGAACACCATTGAAAGCGGCATACTTGCTGGAGGATGCCTTGTGCCACTTGTAGATGAAGTCGGTCCATTCGTACTTGCTCCAGTCCAGATGAAGTTCGGGACGGAGGAGGTTGTCGAACAGTTCGTAGACTACCGCCTTCTCGTGGTTCTTGTTGATGGCATCGGAATAGTCCAAGCCACGGCCGTCAAGCAGTTTGCCGTCCTTGTCAAACACTCCGTAGTTGTTCACGTCACGGAAGTAGGCACGTTCGATGAACTCTTCTTCGAACAGCATATCGTACTTCTTGAGCATCTGTTCGGCCTTCTTGCGGAGGACTTCGGCATTGTGCTCACCCTTGACAAATACGGAGTCAGTATTGATTTCAACAACGTCTTCCCAGTTCGGACAGGCCAGAGCCAATTCCGTAACCACGAGCTGGCCGATGTAGCACATAGCCTCACCGACGGCAGGGTCATAGGCCACTGACGTTCCAGACCTGATACGGAAGCCACCGCTCAATGCGTTCAGCACCAGAATCTTGTAACCGAGGTCAAGGTCTGGCTTGTACTCGGGCGTTCCCTTGAGTGCCTTGATGGCGAAGCGACGCTTCATCATTTCGCTCCAGCGTTCAAGAGCCTGTGGTGTCTTGAGCAGTCCCCAGTGGTTGATGATACGGGGATATTCCGACTGCACGTCGAAGCAGTAAAGTCCATTCTGTTCGCCTTCACGGATGAAGTGGCAGCCGCCCTTGCCGAACTGGATGCCGTTGTACACGCACTTCTCGGCGAGCAGTTTCTTCTGTGTTTCCGTGACTGCTACGGTAGTGGCCAGAAGCCTGATGATGTCCTTCACTTCCTTAGGTACGTCGAACTCGTCAAGGTCGAACAGGTCGAGCGGGTTCGTGGACTTCGGAGGGATTGGTACGTTAGTCTGGTAGATGATGCCTGCGGCCACCGCCTGCGCAGTACGGTCAAACTTGAACTTGAGGTTGCTCGGCCATTCGTGTTCGAGGATAGCCTTACGGGCAGGGAGAGTGTGGTATTTCGTCTTCTGTTCGCCACTTGCAAAACGCCAATAGACTTCGGAAAGGGCCCAGCAGTCGTGGAAGCAGTATTCCACGATTTCGTCCTTCATCTGCGGAGTAAGATGATCGATAGGCTGGTACGGAAGCTCCTTGATGGGAAGGTTCAGGTACATTTCCCACTGTTTCAGGCTCTTACCCAGAGTGCAGTTATTCAGAACGTCGAAGTGGTGTTCGTTCCATTCCGCGACCTGATAGAAGTTCCTCGTCATCGGGTTGCGGTTGTCATCGTAGCTGATGAGTGCCTGACCGTCTTCGTAGACGAAGTTGCTGGTCGTGTAGCACATACGCTTGATGTCGGACTTCATCTTTGCAAGGACGGGCAAGTCGAAGCGTGAGCCGTTATAGCTGATGATGTAGTCCGCGCTGGCGAAATACTCACAAATCTGGTGCATAGCACACTCGTCGATGGTTCCGTTGTCTGCACTTCGGACACAGAATCGGTCGAGTTCCTTGTGGGTTTCGGAGTCATAAGTTATCCCGCAACAGCAGAACAACTCGTTGAAAGTTTCAATATCGAAGAAGGCGAGTTTCATTCGCAGTCCTTGTTAAGTGTTTTCGTGTTGCCGATGTTTTCGGCATCCATATAGTAGATTTTTTCAAATTGGAAAATCTACATCATTCGTTGAAAATTATTCGTTAAATATGACACGTAAACGGGCGTTTTAGGCCGTCTTTTTTTTTGCGTGGACGTCTATTTATATGCCCCAAAAGAAAAACGCCCGATATTGGGCGTTTACGTTGATTTATTGGGCATCAATCTTTAGGGCATAAATCTGTAATTTATTTAGGGCAGTCGTCCCTATTTCAAGCAGGACGGAGTTTCCGCTACCCAAGTTGCGCCACTCGATTACCTTGTTGTTGTAACCTGCCGGTCCGAGTTTCCTGAAATGCGGTTGCCCGAAGTTCAGTCCTCGGTTCGTTGACAATGCCACATAGACTTCATCCCCGTAGCCAGCCTCTGGACCGTTGTCACCATAGCGACCGGTGTCCATAATGCACTCTACCCTACGGAAGATAACCCGCTTCTGGAACTGCTCGAAGCCGTCTCGGATGTACCTGACGATAGGCTTGCCACCGTTCGTCAGTCTGGACTCTTCGTCAAATTCCAGTATGTCGCCATAGAGACTTGCACACAGGTCGCCGTAGATAGTGCACACGACTGGGTTCTCCTCGTCGCGCGGGGACTTCCAGCTAGACCATCTGCCTTCGCGGAACAGGAAACCGGCGGAGTCACTCGTTCTTACGTACAGGTAATTCTCGTGGCGTTGAGAAATCAACTGCAAGTCGAGAGGGGTACCGAGGCGCCTCTCTATTTCTGGAGTGCTGATTTTCTGGAACGTGTTAGTGAAAGCTCCAACGCCTTCGTGACCGCTCGCATCACGGCAGATAAGGAATAGAGTGTCCTGAATTATAATAGGACTGCGACCACCGAAATGGATGACTTGAGTTGTATTACTTTGTATAGGACTATCCTCGTTTCCAGTCCTTCCCCACACTTCGATGGAGTGTGTATTGATGAAAAATAGCTGTCCACGGAAGCTCGCTATGTCTACAAGTTTGTCTGCACTGTTCGTCGATGAGTACCAAGAGTTCCACAACGGGAAGCCGTCCGTCGGGTCAGTAGGGTTCTCGTTGATACCGGTGTCGCGATAGAACTGGCCTGGGTCAGTCTTGCTTATCCAGACGGTATTTCGCTCACTGGCCCGCATAACGAGCTTGTTGTCGAACCAGCAGATACTTGCCGCGTGGGAGATTCCGTCGCTACCGACCTCTATCAGGTTGCTGGCATCGTTGTCGATGTAGTCGAGAACGTTCGGCTGTACCGAGCCGTAGTTCACGATTTCCATACCGGGCAGGTACTCGCCGTTCACGATATACGGAGCCCTGCTACCGGTACCGCTTGTCGTGTTCCACATATAGATGTAGGTGCCATCACAGAGGAACACGATGGTCGGCTTGATACTGGATTCACAGAAAGATACGTTACCGCCAGTACGCAAGACGAGTTCCGTCTGTGCCCCGTTTTTCCAGCACCGCATCGGGGCAAGTGCACCATACTGTCCATCCGTACCGAGTGCACTTCTATACAGTGTCTGACCGGCAACGATGTAGATGTTGTCTTCGGAGTCCTTGAAGCATCCACGGAACTTCTTTCGGAAAGTGCTCGGGAGCTTCAGCTTGAGCTTGTCGCCCACTCGGTCGAGGCATATCTCGCCCATCGGGAGCATATTCATATACTCGCTGACCGCGATGCCGTCGTGATACTCGACGATACCATTGAACTTACCCATTGAAGCCTCCTACATATCCGTTGCCGTTGGCGCCAGCTCTCCACCCACGACCGCGTTGCAAGTAGCTGAACATCTTGCGTGAAATGTCCTGCGGGTGTTCGTGCTTGGACGGATTCTTGAGCAGATACTGGTATGCTTCGGCAGCGAGTTGCTTCATAGCGTCGGCAGTGGCGATTCCGTATTCGACCGCGAGTCGATAAGAGAGCTTCGCAATAAGATACCCACGGAACTTTTCGGGTGCAACGATCGTCCCCTGCCACGGATTCGGTTCCTCGTAGCTGTTTACAATCTTGATAGGCACCGGTAGGATGATGAGCGCTTCCCCACCACCGAAGTTCTGCGGGAAACGGATTCGCATTTTCTCTGGGTAGTCCTCCACGGTGAACACGAGCTGGGCATAGCGGAACTCGTTGGAGACAAACTCACCGGCGTGGACGTATGCCAGCGGTGCACCATCGGAGGCACGGTAAACCTCGTCTACACGCATCGGAGCGAACGGCACGTTGTAAGTCGTGTTTATCCACGACGACGAAGCGGCCAACTGGTTAGTATGCTCGACTTCGATGAGCTTGTGGTCTTCACTCCAGATGGCAATATCCCTCGGGTTCCCGAACTGGTCACAGGGCCACTTGTCGCTCAACGGAAGGTCGAACGGAGTATCGGGACCAGTTACGTCCGTGACGAGTCCCATATTGTAGAGCAACTGGGCTAGATTCCTGCGGACTTCCACGTCAGTTCCCATATAGGTCAGTGTGCTCACTTGCATCAGTTCCCCAGAAGTGAGCGGTACCGTTCCATAGATTTCTCTCGGATAGTTCAGGGGTGTCGTGGCGAGGTCAACGACTCCGCGTGACGGACAAGCGTGGTGTACGACTTCCGTTATGTCCAGAGCTCTGTCGCAATTCATGGAGGGAATCAGCTCGTGACGGAGTATGTCAGCTCCGCGTTGCTGGATGTCTTCCGGTACTTCGTCTGGGTTGAACGACGGGACCGCTCCAGACTGCATCGCGGCCCTATTGACAATATCCATTACCTGCATACTTCGGTCTCCCATATTGAGGTCTAGTCAGATTAGTATTAACGTTAGTAACTTTTCTCTGGTCTGGTAGCTTGATTAGCCACGTCAGGCCCTGTACAACGGAGTCCACGATGTCGTCGTGCTTGCCGTGAGGGAACTGCGTGAACTGTGACTGGATTTCACCCCAGACAAGTCCGTGCGTCGAGAACGAAACATCCCCAGCGTCGAACAGGTACTTGACCACGATGGCCCGTTCCACCTTGTCCTTTGTCGGAGTGGCTTCCAGAATACCGCTCATTTCCTTACGCAGTAGCTGGATGGCCGCGAGCCCGTTTGACTTGTTCTCGATTAGTACAGGCGTGGTGTTTCCCCAACGCTTACGCACTTCCTTGATTCTCTGGATGAGTAGCGTAATGTCAGCGTGGAAGTTCTGCACTTCGAGAACGTAGTATTTCGGTCCGATACGTCCACATACTGCGATGGCGTTGAAGTCGTTTCCGATGTCGCCCTTGCCAGCCGCGTCTACGCTGATTACCAGTCGCATAGCGGTAGTCGCAGGTCTGGTGAGCGAGAACACAAGCTGGTCCTTCTTGAACATCTTGCCCACGTCGTCCAGCGGTACTTGCAAGTACTGGGCGTTATAGGTGAACGGGTCGGACTTATACTTCTCGATTTCGGAAACGGGCAGTCGTTCTGGGCAGATACTCTCGCCGTCTTCACGGATGGCGGAGAACTTGTAGTGTACCCAGTGTTCCTCGGTGTCGGCGAGTAGGCAACCGGTCAGGTCTTGGCTGGCCACACGTTGCTGGATAACAAGAATGGGAACTTCCGGCAAGTCGATACGGTTTCGGATGGTGGACTTGAACACTTGCCAGCGACGTGAGAGGATGGTCGGACTGATTCGGTCTTGAGGCTTATTCGGGTCGTCGCATACTAGCAGGGTGTTACAACCACTACCCGTAACGTTAGAGTTCGTACCTCTCGCAAGAATCATACCGCCAGCCCTGTTCGTCCATTCTTTCTTTCCGTTTGCCTGTGTCAGCGGTTTCAGGTCGGGCAGGTCGAAGTACTTGGATAGCCAGACGAGGATTTCCTTGATTTCACGGTTCTTACGTGCCACCAGTGCTTCATCGTAGGAACAGTAGATAACCGTGGAGGACGGGTCGAGCAGGAACCTCCACGCGATGTAGGCTTTCGTCAGGTCAGTCTTACCGATACGCGGTGGCGCATTTACTATGACTCGCTTCGTGTTCGGCAAGTCAAGAAGTATCTGCGCCAACTGTTTATGGAAGGCGTACCAGATGAAGTTCTTTTTGTACAAGTGCGCAAAGATGAACCCTACGAAAAACATAAAGTTCCCTTTGCACATTTCGAGCTCTATATCTTTTTGTGTCATACTACCTACGAGTGTTCGGCTACGACGAGGATGTCGTTTCCGTTCTTCAAGATAACGAACTTCTGCGGGTTGCTGTCCACAGCCACGGTTACTTGTTTCTTGAACTGGTTATCAACGTTCACGACAAGGGAGTGCGCCGAACTGTCAGTGTTCGTGATGTAGACAAAGAGCGTCTTCTTCGTGTAGGCGTCCAAGTTAATCGTGTAGCCGTTGGTGGACTCCAGAATCAGTGTATCGGTTTCTGGCTTGACCGTAGCCAACGGAGATACGTCGGTACTGGCCGGTTCTTCCTGTCTAGTGGTGGCACTTACAATCGGCAAGAACGAGTCGAGCGGGACTATGCCATTCGGGTTCGCGATGATTTCCCTAGTCGCATAGTTCTCTATGATACCCACCAGCACATCGTTTCCGTCATTCACACAATGCACTTCCACAGCCGTGTTATTGAGGTTCTGAATCCAGAGTACGAGCCTTCTGTTTTTCAGAACGTCGCTTCGCAGGTAGAGCTTCTTCGAGTCACCGGCATAGTCTGTCGTGAACTGCACCAAGAGCACGTTCGGTGTGTAGTCGTTCACTTTCAACGGATAGAAAGCGTTGTTGATGGTCCCACTCTTGAACTGCACAATATGCGCATAGCCAAGCCTGTCGTCGTCAAGCCCGACCTTGAACTGCGGGTCAGCATCGTTGCCGTAGAGTACTACTGGCTTTGCGTAGCCTATCCCTTCGTAGGCATCAAGTACCATAAGGATATTGCCAGTGCCGTCCTTGATGGCGAGTCTCCAAGGCGTGAGGTTGCGGACGAACACGACCTGCGCTACTCGGTCAGTAGCTGGTGTTATCCTCAACGACCAGTTCCCGTTCGCATTGGCTGGGTCAGTGCATACCCACGCACCTCCAAGATATGACCATCCGTCAGGGTGGACGTCCCCAGGCTGGACACTCAAGGTCTTCGCATACTTGTTCACTTTGACCGTATCACCTTGAGCACTTGCGGCGTTCGCTTCCAAGGTTACAATCTGTTCGACTTCCATCCATTCGTTCACTCTCGGCTTGTGGATGAGGTCATCGTAGTCGAGAACGTAGTCATTCGAACTGTTGGCGTTCCACTTTTCCTCAAGGTCCGTGTCTGCGGAGTCCTTGGTACGTTTGCCGAGCAGTCTTCCAGCACCGACAACTACGTCGCTGTCAGCGCACACTTCCCATTGGACTGAGGAGCCGAAACCCATCGACAACTTGATTAAGGCATCCTCGTCTACAAAGATTCCCCTGTTGAGGATAGTGCCGTCAATGTCGCAGATGTAGCCACGCGAGTTAGTCTTCAATACAGTGTACTGCGGTGTCCCGTTGTGGCCGTGCTTGAACTTGACGGGAGTTGTGGTCCCAATCTTGTACGCTTTGAGAGTCCCGTTGAAATACGGGAGCCTGTGGGTATCGCAAATAGAGATAGACTTAGCCATTATTCTTCTTCCTTTGTTTCAGGTTCATAGCTGTAAGGAACCGTGCCGAACAGAGTATTTGACCACGGGATGATGTTGTGTATAGCACCACCGACGGCTTGCAGTGTCGGGCGTACCTTTCCCTTGACTGCCTTCTCTCTGGCTTCGGCGTCACCCTTCTCCGTCACGAGGTTGTGACTATACCGACGGTGAGAAGTCTTGTCCGCTTTCTTTCTGGCCTTTCTCTGGTCAGCAAATTCTGGACTGAAAGTACCTTCTTCCGCAGAACCAGTACCGAAGCGAACTTCTGGTTCATCGTGCAGATGTGCAAGTCCAGAGTTCTTCATCGGGACTTCGTTCTTGTAGAGCTTCTGTCCGTTCCACACGGACTTGTTCGCCCTGAACTGGTCCGCATCGTAGATGGTCTCGCCTTGCTTGAACAGTCCGCGAATCTCTGGGTCCTTCGAGTTCATAGCTTTCCAGAGGTCGTTCTTCTGTTCCATAGTCCACCCGTCGAATCTAGGTCTGTTCTTGAAGTACAAATCCTTCATCTCGCCCTTTCTAGGGAGGTCTGGATAGTCAACCACCATAGCTTCGTTCGGGTACTTGTTCTGGTAACGCTGGTATTCCATCGTCCGGTAGTTACGTGTTGTCGCGTCCTTGCTTACACGACCAGTACCAGACTTCTTGCCACGTCCAGCATCAGCAATCGCAGTTCTCATATCGGCTATGTCGCCACGTGTGACTGTGCTGGGGTTGATGGGGTCTATCTTCGTTCTGAGTCCCCTACCATACGGAACGTAACTACGGTACGGTCTACCAGCTACACCACCGAACACCATTGCCGCACCTGCATCGGCGAGTGACAGCGGATATTCGTCAGTACCCTTACCGGTACGCCAGTCAAAGGCTTGGTTCCCAACACGTTCGAGTCCGTACTGGCCCAACCCAGCAAGTCCACCACCGAGCCACGCGCCAGCCTTTTCACCGGTAGACTTGAGAATGTTCGGAGCCACACGACCGCCCATCTTCGATGCAAATTCACCGCCAACACGGGCACCTGTACTCGCGGCTCTGGGTACGGTGGCGAACGGCAGACCAAGCATAGCAGTGTCAAACAGTCCGCGACCGGCCATTTCGCCACGGCCAGTCTTGTACTTGAGTTCTGGGTCCCAACCGACGGCACTCATAGCGGGAGCGACCGCATTGGTAACACTACTCGTGATAATGTCGGGTCTCTCGAACTCCCGAAGAGTGAGCGGGTTGTTGTCTTCGTTACGAGCAATCTGCGTCTTTACGAAGTCCTCATACGTAGGCATACCCTTCTCGTAGTCCCAGTCCGGCATAAATCGGTTCTTGAGTGCGTTGATATGCTTCGGGTTTCCAGAGCCCAAGTCCTGTTCCATTTCCTTCAGGAACTTTCGCTGGAGCAAAGACGACAATGCCTTCTCGTACTGCTGGCCGATACCATTCTGACTGTTAGTGATAGCGTCAGACAGTTCGTTCGTAGTACGATACCAGCTTTCACCTTCTCCAGCTTCTTCACGTTTGCCACGACGAAGTGACTGCTGTATCTGCGGAGTATTGAGGTCCCGTTCAAAGGACTCCTTTACGTCGTTAAGCATTTGCGGATTCGCTTGATAGTAAGTCACTCCTTCGGCGGTAGGTTCTGCCCAGTAGGTGCCATCGTTCGGGTCCCTGTACACCTTGAACAGTTCGTTTGTAGGCAACGGCTTCGGTTCCTTCTTGTAGATAAAGCCTTGAGCCTTGTCGCCTTCGCCTTCGCCTTCGAGTTCCGTATCATAGAGTCCGAGTCTACCCTGCACCATAAGGTCGGCGAGTTCGTCAACCCACGGATGGTCTGCCAGCAGTTCTTCTTCCGTCTTCGGTATAGTGAACCAGCGACTACCTGGCTTGACTACGTTGCCGTATATATCAAGCGCATTGGGTTCCCTGCTGGTTCCCCTCGGAGTCTTCTGTTCGGAGTAGGGTACGTCCCTACGATATTCGTCAGTTCTAAATGTTCCAAACGGGTCAGCCATAATTACCTCACTGCTCCACCGCCACGGCCACCGTTGCCAAGCGGTATGTTATCGTATCTACGTTTAGGCATATCACCGATACCGAGTCGTGCGTCACGCATCACTTCTGCTGTCTGGTCGGCATCCTGCCACTTGCGCAGGTGGTCTCCAAATCTACGGTCTACGTGTTTCGGCTGGTAGCCCCATCCAAAATTAAGTCCGAGCTTTCCGACCTTTCCGTTGTACTTGTCCTGATACATCTGCAACTGGTCCATAGCCATATTCCAGACTGCCTGACGGTCAACGTTTGCGTTCTGCATCGTGTACTCAAGGTAGGAGTCCCTTGCGTTCTTGTAGGAGCTCACTGCCGCCGCCACATCAAGAGGGATGTTCTCCTGATTCTTGAGGAGTGTCAGGTAGCCGAGAACTGCCGCATCCATAAGGGATTGTACCTTTGCGTTCGGGACCGCACGGTTCGTGAGTTCGTCGCGTTCACTCATAGCCTCGTGGTTGTTCGCCATACCCATCAGCTTGTACATAGAATCGACAGTCTGCATCGCACTATAATCACCCTTCTCCGCGAGTGCCATAACCTGCGCCATAGCGTTCGCATTGAAAAATGTCTTCATAAACGTGTCGAACACTTGACGGTCAGCCTGTGGCATAGTTTCCACCTGCGCACGTACCTTTTCGGCATCGGCAATAGCACCCTTGCTCTGGGCCCAGTTGATAACGACATATTCTGACAGTTTATCGAACTCGGCCTGTGCCTCGATGCTGTTGAGCCAGTTCGGATTTTCTGCGGCGTGCTTCTGGATTCCTTCGAGCCATCCACCGAGCCAGTCAAGTTTCTCGCGGTCGTCGGCAAGTGTCTTCTGGAAGCCCTGTGCGAAGCCACCGGCATTGATGCTGGGCGGTCGAAGAGTGTTCGGGTTGATACCTTCCGCTGCGATTTCCTCACGGAGGTTGTTTGCCACATTGTAGAACCAGTTGAGAGTCTGCTCGTCACCAGTGTAGCGACCGGCGTTCCAGTCGGCAAGTAGCTTGTCCCACTGGTTCATCAGTGTCCTGCGCTTGGTCTCGCGTGCTCGGAGTTCCTGCCCGTAGGTAGCACCAGCACCGGCGAGTCCACCCTGATTTTCGAGACTTGCCATCTTTGTTACGTTGTCCACATTTTCCTTGGAAACTCCCACGAGTCCGTGTTGCAGGTAGTGGTTCCACTTCTTGCCGTAAGGTACATCGTCCCAGCCCATCATAGCTTGGAGGAACGAGCGGTGAGGGTCTGTTTCTGGAGCCTGTTCGGCATCGGACGGACCATTGCCGCTACCGCTGAACCAGTCTGCGGTAGGATTTACTGGTGCGTCTGCGGTCGCAGTTTCAGTCTGTGAATCGGGTACGTACTTCTCCGTATAAGAAGTGGCCGGTGCAGAGGTCTTCGGTGGCTTGGTACCACCATTCGGAGCTTCCTTCTTCGGTGCTTCTTTCTTCGGACGTTCCTTGTACTCGATGCCGTTCTCGTCAACCTTCGGGGCCTCTGGAGTACCGTGATAGACGGGCTGGATGTCAGCTTCAAAGTTATATGGAACGTCACCAGACTTCTGTCTGGGAAGTGCATCACGAACTGGGTAGTTCTCCCAGTCCTTAACCACGAACGGTACTTCACCGGAGTTCGGTCTCGGTAATGCGTCCTGAACTGGATAGTCGCTCCAGTTGCCTACATCAAGAGTGTAAGGTACTACATCTGCCATAGACTAACCTTCCCATTTCTTGTACCAGTCTGCAAAGGCCTTTTCGGTCTTGCCACTCCAGTCGCCGTCAATGCCGTCCTTGTTCGGTCCACTAGTACCAAGGTCATATCCCTGCTGCTTGAGGAACGTCTGCCACTGCATAACCGCTTTGCGGTCAGTCTTGTCGGGTCTGGACGTGAGCTTTCGACCGAGTTCTGCCTTGTCAAACAGGTCTGTCTCTGGCAATGACTTGAGGTCCGTCGGGATTCCGCGCTTGAGTTCGGCGTTGTCGAGAGCCCTTGCAAACTCGTCAGTGTCTGGGTCAGCATTGCGCATAAGCTGGAGTTCTATGGACTGGCCGATAGGTGCGGGGCCCTCCACACGTTCACGGATTTTAGGCTGTGGGTCCTCGCCCTTCACGAGCTGGTCATTGATGTCGGTACGCATTTCGTCTGGAGTCACCCCAGCTGTAGAGCCTTCCAGCAGTGTTTCGTCGCCACCAGTCTTCGTGTCTTCCTTGTCCTTGTCGAACCACGGGAGCTCGTTCAGGAAAGTGGAGAACTTCTCGATTTTCTGGATAGGCCGTTCTTCCTTGTCCTCTTGCGGGATAAGTCCGGCATAGCTGGGAGTGCTGTATTCTTGTAGTCCAAATCTAGCCATAGTTTCTCCTTACAGAAGTGTGCGCTTCTGGCCTTGCAGTGCCATATCGCTCATCGTCATTCCAGTGTTGGCCGCGTATCGCTGCATAGCCCTGTCGTTCTGGAGTGTAAGCAGGTCTTCCATCGGCTGGTTCTCCGCATTGAGTTGATGACCGGCGAGCGAAGCGGTCTGTGCACCCGACTGCCCGATGTTCTGCGATACGTTGAGGTTGTTCTGTGCGTCGCCCAGTGCGTTCTGGAAAGCCTGCTGCCACAAGTTTCCAGCCTGCTGTGCGACTGCGTTACTGATGTTCTTGTTGGTCGCGCTGGACTGGAGTGAAGCACCAGCGTTGCCCTGCATAGCTTGGTTCGTGCGGGCGAGCATCTGGTCCATCATCGGGTTCAGGTAGTTCTCTACGTTGCCCGAGTCACCGGCGTTCAGCTGGTCTTGCGCGATGGCACCAGCCCTCGACGTGTCACCGAAGGCACTTCCCATCCTACCTTCATAGTCGCCGAGATTCTGTCCGAAGTCACGCCCTGCGGATGCCCTGCGTAGAGCACCGAGCGAATCATTGAGGTCGGAGTCCAGCCTTGCGTCAGCACCGGACTGACCAGACTTCATAGCGTCACTTGCACGCTGACCGGCCTTGCTGTCGGTAATCGCGAGAGCGTCGGTTATCGGGTTGATAAAGTCTACAAGGGACATTAGTAACCTCCGAAAGTTCCGTAGCCAGAGTCAACACTACCGGCCACAAGTCGTCTGTCGTCGTCGTCCATTTCGAGGCCGTTTCTCATATCGGCCATATCCTGCTGGCCCTTGCGGATAGCATCCTGCATTTCCGCGAGGTCTTGCTGACCCTGTTGCTTGTCACCGAGGGCGAGTCCTGCGACACCGCCGACGAGTGCGCCCCACGGTCCACCAATCTTCGAGCCAGTCATAGCGCCACTCAAGGCACCCTGTCCTCTAGCACTCATACTTTCTCCTTATGCGTCATTGAACGGAGTCACTGCCGGTCTTGGAGCGGGAGCGGTCACGTTCGAGTTCTGTCTTACGTTCTGTTCGTGCGGTACTGTCTGGTTGAATCCAGCAGTCTGCTGACCGGGCATTGGAGTCACGTTCGGAAGAGGCTGGTTCGTTTCATCGAGTGCCGACTGTACGGACTGTGCGTTCTCGTCTGCGAAGGCATTTGCACCTTCGTTGATGATGTTGTCCGAAATAATCGGACTGCTTTCCGTCTTGATTTCTTCGATAGTCCTGATGGCACCGGCGTAGTCGCCCTTTGCAAGGCAGTCGTTGAGCACCGCCATACGGGCTTCCTGCGTCTGCTTCTGTTCCTCGGTCCACTGCTTGAGTGCGATTTCCAGACGCTTGGTACGTTCGGTGGAGTCGATAAATTCCTTCTGGCGTTCGAGTCTCTGGGTTGCTTGAAGTCGGAGCAGTGCAATCTGCGTGTTCTGTTGCTGGATGGTCTGGTTGAGTTTCTGCACCACCTGTTGCAACTGGATAACCTGCGGGGACTTGAACGGGTCTTGGTCGAAGCTCTGCGCAAGCTGTTCCTTCGTGTCCTTCGGGAGTTCGGAGATGGCGAGCATCTGGATAACGAAGCCCTGCGTATTCATCTGGCCTTCCTTGGCGAGCTGGTACAGACTGGCGAGCTCTTCCTTCTCCTTGCGTCTCTTGACTGCCTCGATGTAACCGCCAAGCATAATGACCTTCTCGGTCGCGCCAGTGCTATACATCTGGATGCAGCGGTAGACTTCCTCGATGGAGTCTGCCATCCGCGAGAGGTAGGTATTAGATATTGCGTCCTTGACTTCGTTACGTGCTATGACTTCCTCACGGGTCACGGCCTCGCTACCCGATGCAGTGGTCGGGCCGAGCATATCTCCGATTACGGTCTTCCACATATCGAACGACTGGATGAGGAACTGGTTGTCGTGCTGGAGTTCCTGCACTGGCGGTATCTCGTTTCCGTTGCTGTCAACGTTGTCAATCTCCAGAGTACCGGTGTTCTTCCAAGTGCTCTGGTGGTTGACTATCGCGTCGGAGCGCACGATGAAGTTCGAGTCGTGGGACGATGCCGTGCGAATCTGAATCTTCGTACCTGCGAGGGCAAGTGCCTTCATAACGCTTCCCATCTGGTAGTAGATGCCACGATAGTGGTAGCGCTTGTCGGTGAGTTCGATACGTTCGCCAACGAAACGGATAACTGGGATTCTATCCAGTCCCTTGAGTTCATAGGTGGTCGGCTTGTCTGGGTCCTTGTCATAGAAGTCCAGAACGTAGCAGTCCTTCTTCTTGTCGAAGTGATAGTGGCTCACGCGCACACGTTCGGAATTGCTGTCGTACTGGACGTAGGCACAGAGGTCACTCGGATGCCCGAGCAAGTCCTTGTCCTGCTTGTCCAGTCCGAGAGGTATGACCTCGAATACGATAACGTCCGTGGAGTCCCGTAGTGTCGGGTCGTCCCCGTTGAACAGTATGTATCTGGCATCCACGGGCTTTACCTTCGGTATCCCGTTCTCCATACCGACTGCTAGGAAGGCGTACCCGTCGTTGAGTACGTCGTTGTAGATTTCGGTGAACACGGAGTCCAGACGTCCCTTGAGTCCGAGTCCGAAAAGATCGTCGCTCTGCGGACGGAACGGGGACGAGCTCAGCTTGCTCACCTGGACAGTGATGTAGGTCTTCACAAGGTTCACGACCACGAGCGGGTCATTGGTGACGCTCGCCCATTCGGCATAGTTGTCGTCCGCGTCGCCCAGATTCCCTGCTGCGAGTGAACGGCTGATGTCGAGTGCTGCCTTGTCTAATTGCTTATATGCGAGTTTAGAGTTGAATTTCTCCAGTACGCATTTCAGGTTTGTGCTTGAGGACATACCAGATATTTCTCCATAAGTTTGGTTTTGACGAGTTCCTCGTCCTCGGAGCGCAGTTCCGGTTCGTGTCCTGTGTTGGTGTTAATCTTGTCAATCAGGTCCATAGCCTTGACCTTGACTCCAGCCTTGGTTCGGTAATCGTCAATGGTTTCTTGCAAGATGCCAATAACTTCCTTGGCGGGAATAGCCGACAACCTGTAAATGAGAGTACAAGCGGAAACCCTAGTGGCTGATGGTGTGTCCGAGTCACGGGCTATGGCAATGAGTACGTCTGTGTTCTTGCTATCGAGCATACCAATAATATACTTTATTTTCCTTCGACTGTCACCATAGGTACAAGTTTTTTTGTGCCGTTCTTGTCTTCCTCAATCTTGTAGACGGCCACTGTCTTGTCCTTGTAGAACTCGAAACGTAGGAAGAACAGTTCCATAGCTATGTACTGCTTGTCCTCGGGTAGGAGTTTACCCTTGCCGTCACGAGTAACGGACTGGCACAGGAAGTCACCTTGTAGTGCTCGGCTCATATCTTCAAATGAGTACTGTCCAGAAAGTTTCATACTGACTTTTCCTTTGGATAAATAAAAAACCCACCACCGAGGAGTACTCGATGATGGGTCCCATTCAACAACTTAACAGGAGGCGTTAAGCATTTTCTTCTTCGTTAGGGTTTTCAATGAGGTCTTCGCCACGATAGGACTTGACTCCATCTTCTTCCTTGTTCACCGCGAGTTCGAGGTAGACGAGCTTACCGTAAGCACTCACCTTCTTGTACGGAGCGAAAGTCTCGGTTCCGTCAGGCAGTTTGGACTTACCAGTGTAGGTAATATCCAGTACTGACTTGTCATCACCAATCTTGATACGGGTGATGTTGGAGTACTTACCATCACGGGAGGCCTCAAGCATAATCTTGAAAGGCGTTTCCCAGAGCTTGCCACCTTCGCCATCGTCAGTGATAAGTTCTTCGAGGTTCGGGATGCCGTTGAACACGAGGCTCAACTTGGCCTTCTCGTTGTACGAAATAGACATCCAGCTCGTCCACTTACGGACGACCACCAGTTCACCTTCTGCGTTCTTGACACGGCCAGCGAGCAGGAAGCGGACGGACGGAACAGGTTGCTGGGACTTGCTGAACTTGCTCGGAGGCAGGGATGCCACCTGATAGCTTATGATGCAAGCCGAGACGTATTCGTCAACGGGGAAGTTCGTGTAGGTGCTACGACCTGCGAGAGGGGATTCCTTGTTAGCCATTTTATAACTCCTTTAGTTCATTCTAGGCTTTGTGATGTTATCCATCTACTGTAATAGTAGAAATTTTTACTTGCCCTGCGCTACGTTTTCGGAAATTTTCTCAAAGAAAACTTCACGGTCGCGGAGGACGTTGATAAGTTCCTGCTGGATGCGGGCCTGCTTCTTGAGCTTCTGGAGCATCTTGTAACCACCGAGAAGTCCAGTCGGAACTGCGATGAAGGCGTTGACCTTGTTCACTCCCTTCTGGAGTGCGTCAGCATCCTTGGAGAGCTTGTTTGCGAGGGACTTGGCGAGTGCCGAGGGATTTACTTTCTTTGCCATAATATAACTCCTTTAAGTTTAGGCATTGCTGATCGGGAGAACCTCCCGCTAGAGCACCGCAGGGAAACAAATAAATAGTCCAGCTTGGGCTGGTTGAGGACACAGCCTGCGATGCCCTAGCGAGAAGTCCTCTCGGTGGGTGTGTTGTGGTAGCACCGAGAGGTGTGTAGCAGGGAGACTACACGTTGTACTTCACGTAACGACTACCGGCGCCAGTCTTGAGACATTCGTTGTAGATGTCTGGGTACTTGTTCTGGAGCTTTACCTTGTCCACGGTAGTAGTGCCCTTGCGTTCTACCCACGAGGCGAAGCCCTTGCCGTCAGGCCCGATAAGACGCTGGGTGTCAATCATCTTGTAGGCCAGTTCGTTCTTGAACTTCGTGAACTCCTCGTCGGCCAGTTCGGCCTTCTCCTTGAGTTCCTTGAACTTGGCGACAGTCGCTTCGTCCACGGAAACGGCAGGACCCGAGTGACCAGCCTCGCCAGCCATAGCCGCGATCGAGTCCTTGTCGGCAGAGTTGATACCGAGTGAGGCGGGTGCCTTCTTGTTCTGGATGCAGTCCCATACGATGAAGCACTTGGTCAGCATCTTCTCCACGAAGGCGGGATTGTACTCGACTTTCTTCTCGAAGTACTGGTGGCCACGGATGAGTACCGCGAAATAGGCAACACGGATTCCAGTCACGTACATCTGCCACTGGACTTGGCAGTAGTACTTGTCGGGGATAGGATTCCACTTCGCTTCGTTCTGCCCAGTCTTGCACTCGATGATTACGGGAGTGTCGCCATCGTAGGCCTGTGCATCCAGAGAGCACTTGCACCAGTCACGCTGATACAGACGGCCTTGAGTGCAGTCGGTAAAGGTCGGGTGGTTCTCCATAAACTTGTGCACGAGCAAGTCCTCGATGCGGTGGCCCCATTCCATAAAACCGTCAGGGTCGGACTGATCCTTGACCGTGAGTCCGAGCTTGTCGGTGTACACGGTCATAGGACTGGAATGGGAGTCTGGGAACATAATCATACCAGCTTCGGTAGCGGTGATACCCTGCTTGCGCCAAGCCAGCCACTTGTCAGTACCCTGCTCGGGTGCGTCCATCACTTCAGTCTCGAACACGTTACGCATTGGCAGTTTCCTCCTTCGCTTCGGTGCGGAGTGCGAGGGACAGACCGAGCTTGATGTAGTCAGTGAATGTCACTTTCTCCTGCGGTACAGTCACGACGAGCTTCTTGTCAAACGGAGGCACGAGGATGATGCACTCCTGATTGTCAATACCGCACGGACGGAGGCCAACAAGGTAGCCGACAGACTGGGACTTGCCGTTATTGTAGAATACCTTGGGACAGGACTTGTCGTCCACTGGAGCGATGTTGTCGAAGCTCAAGTCTGCAACGTGGGTGTTGTCGCCGCAGAGCTGGACAGTGTACGACGGCTTCGGGCCACGTGCATCCGCAGACTTGAACGCCACCTTGGAGAGGAAGCCCCAGTAGTAGAACGGAGTCTCGTCTTCCTTGGTATCGTCCCACGCAACTACGAGGTGGTTCGTTTCCAGCAACTTGAGGGCGAGTTCCGTGGTCATAACGGAGTCCACGGGTGCGTGCTTTGCGAGGTTGTTCGCATTGATATTGGGTACTTGGATAATCATAGTTAGTCCTTTTGTTGTTGAGTGTTGTTCTTTTGAATTTCGAGCCATTCGTCATAGACGAGCTTGACGGCAAGGAACTTCTCTGCGTCGCCACCCTTGTCTGGATGGTTAGTCATAGCCCATTCCTTGAAGGCCTTGCGGACGTCCGACTTCATAGAGAGGCCACCGAGCAGTTCCCTAATCTTGAAGTCAACGGACTGGTCGTCGGCCAGCACCTTGCCCACGTTCGTGAGGAAGACCTCGTTGTCGGAGCATACACGGATGAGGTCCTGCGCTGTCACCATCCTGCCAGTGAAAGTCTCCTCGAAGCGCTTCCACGAGAAGTAGGTGAGCAACGCATCCTGCCCAGTCGCCACCATCCTGCGCCACCACTGAATCATAGATACCTGATTGACAACGTACCTACGTTCAAGCAGTCCGAGCATAACGGTGACGAACGGCACTGACTGTTGCGTGTTGAGCTCCAGCAATACCGACTGCGGAATGTCAGGCCAGCGTTTCTGCAACTTGAACAAGCGTGCAGTGTTCGTAGCGGTCTGTTCCAAGTGCTTCCACTTCGGCTTGACCTTCCGCAGATACTCTGGAGAAGTCCTGATTATGGCTTCAAGCCTCCAGAATATATCGTCTATTTCATTGATATTGTCAAGTGGCATTGCGAGTTTCCTCGTACTTCAGTTCACGAAGTTTCTCACGGTACACTTCAATATCGGAAAACATCTTCTTGAAACGGGAGTTGATGGACTTGGTGTAGTCATAGGTCTTCCCCTGCTTGCGGGCCTCATACTTCTTGACGAGTTCCTCGCCCACGATGAGGCGTCCCTGCGCCCAGAGGATGCGGAACAGAGGTTCCTTCCTGTCGAAGAGCGGGAACTGCTTCTTGAGTCTGGATGATGTCATCGTGCTCAAGTGCTGGAACCCGAGCTGGGCGGGATGCCCGTGTGCTAGGTAGCCGTCACGCACCACGTCGCTCGCCACCAAGTCAGTAGCGTGCCTCTCCATCAGGGCCAAACTCTTCTCCAGCTCGTCGGTAGTACGGGCAGTCATCACACTCGTGATGCTCGCACTCGCCTGGGAAGGTACATTCCCCGAAGTCTTGGACTCCGTCTTCAATGCAGTTGTAGTCATAATTAACTCCTGTTGAGTACTTTGTTGAATTTGGTTTAGGCATTTTCTTTCACCCTTTATATAGTAGGAATTTGGGCACGGAAAAACCACGCCCAATAAAAAAAATCATTCGTTGAAAATCATTCGTACCCCTATATTTTCTATTCTTTTTATGGATAAAATTTTTGTAAAAAATTTTCCACGCAAAAATAATATATGGCGAACGTTTGACGAATGATTTTTCGTGAGTGCTGACAGCACTAGCCTTCTAATTGGAGTCGGAGTAATTCCCTCTCTTCGGGAGAGAGTCGAGCGATGGAGCGCTTGACCTTCGCGAGGTCAGTGCTATCGCTTCGGCTTTCGTAGAAGCGCTTGAGGGAGGCGTTGGAAGATTCCCAGCCCTTCTTCACTCGGTTATGTTCCAGACTGAACAGCTTTGCCACCGAGTTCACGGTCACCTTGTCTTCCGCGAGTACGGCCCTTGCGGACACGAGGAACGAGTCTAGAATCTTCTGCTTGTCCTCGTCGGTCAGGTCATTGTCGAAGTACTGCGTGGCGTTCGGCACGAGCTTCTTCGGCTTGGCTCCGTCTTGGACTGGCACCGCAGGTTCGCTCGGCTCAACGTGAGAAGTTCCAGCGGAAGGCGTGGTTGCAGGTTTGAGTGTAGGTATAATCATAAGACTCCTTTGGTTAAGTTCGCAGTAAATAGTAGCAAATTATGTAGACAAAACACTACACAAATTGCTACTATACTGGTATGAAACGTGAAGATTACTTTGAAATGATAAAGAGGCAGCACGAAGAGTTCCGTGCTACCCCTCAATGGCAGGTGTTCCGCAAGTATATCCTCGCCAGCAGGAACCAGACGTGCGAGTTCTGTGGCAAGAAGTACTCGCGGACACAGTTCCTGGACGTGCACCACAAGTACAAGACTAACTACCAGTGCTTGGAAGAGAGCAGGTTTATGCTACTGTGCAAGACCTGTCACAAGTTCCTGCACTCGAAGTCAGGCACTCCCTTGCTAGGACAGTACACGGACCGAGTGGACGACTAGTAGAAATAGACTACGAGTACTGCGACTACGCAAGCGAGTGCTATGAAGCTACACATTACTCGCCCTTCGGTTCTGTGTGGTTGAGTCTTACCTGCCAGTCGTAATTCACGTAAGTGAAGTCGAGGTCTACCTTACGCAGACCAGACCACGGCACAGTCATAGAGTGCGGGTCATCATTGTCGTGGTCATCTATGCAGTCTTCATAGCCTTCGGGCAAGTCCTTGTTCTTGTATGCACGCACACAGCCATCCTCATTATCGTACAAGAGAGCGATACCCTGCTCCTTGCAGTAGTCAGTGAGGTTCTTGATGCGATCATTGAGTTCTGCCAACTGCTCGTTCGTGAGGCGCACGTGCTGGGCCATAGACTTGTCGGCTACTGCGTGGCAACGGCAGTAGAACCTTACGTCTTCGGCAGAGCTGTACACCTGATCGTTGGCGAACAGTCCACTGTCAATGTCGCAGTGGAACGTACCAGCACGGTACTCGTAGGAATTGTACGGGAGTATGATTTCATTGTCGATTACACTCGTGATGCACCTCGGTTCGTAGTCCTTGCAAATCCAGACTCCACGGTTGAATGCCAAGTCATCCGTCACGTATGCGGACACGTGCTCGTCGCTCGTCCTGTTATACCAAGAGAGCTCAAGGTTAACGAGCTCCGTATCGGACTGAACCAGCAGGTTGCCGTTCCTCTTCTTGACTTGTTGCACGGAATAGGTCTCACCGCAGTCCGTATAGGTACACTGAATCTTGAAGTCAGTCTTGTCGCCATCGGTTACGAAGTGCCCGTGGATATGGATGTCGCTCCCCTTCACGGTGGCGACTCCGCCATATCCGTTGCAGATGTAGTAGGTGAGTTCGGGTTTGATGCTTGGGATGAGTACTTTGTACATATTATGCCTCCATACATTGCTGATACTTTTCAATCACAACGTTCTCAATGTGCTCGCGCAGTTGACGGGTGAGCGGAAAACAGACGCTCCTGAAGTCCTCGCCCTTGAAGAACGGGTCAAGCGGAAAGCTCACGAAGAGTCCGTTGACTCCATCCTTCACACGCAGTCCACGGATGACGAGCTGGTCATTGAGTACTATGTTCGCCATAGCCTTGGTAACTCCGAGGTTACCATCGTCCTTGAAAGGGAATACCTGAACGTCAGTGACTGCGAGACAGTCGAAGGTATGTTCTACTGCTTCATTTTTTGTTGTCATAATAACTCCTATGAGTTGAGTGTTGATGTTCGTTACGAGTTTGATACTCGCAAAGGCACCGCCCGTGTGGACGATGCCTCGTGTGGGTACCAGACTAGAGAAGGCCAGACAATTTGTCGTTACGCAGTGCTTCCTTCTCCTCGTCAGTGAGGTTCGGGAGCAGGCACTTTGCAAGGAAACCGAGCACAGGACTGAACACGTCAGCCGCATCGTTCTTCTGGAGCGAGCGGATGAGTGAGAAGTGGAACGTACGGACAGACGATCCGATGCTCATTTTGGGACTTGCTTTCCTGCACTCACGGAACGTCTTGACGAGTGCGTTTTCTGTCCTTTCGCTTGCGCCTTCCAGTGCTTCCAGCATATTGTCGGGTTTCTTGTTTTCATCAGCCATTATCGGCCTCCTTGTTTTGAGTGTTGAAGATATAGTCGCAGGCTTGTTCGGCTTGGCGTACGCACTCGCTGAAGTCCTGCGGTTTGAAGTTGCTGATACGTTTGCGCCAGCCCGCAACATAGCTGGCCGTGTTCTTTATGCACTTCGTAGTGTCCAGTCCGAGTCTACCAAGACAGAGGCAAGCACCGATGTCGGCAACAAGCTCCTCCGTTGCGTAGTTACTGTCACCCCAAGTATCGTGGCACAGTCTATTGAGACGGTCGGGATGTCCACTCGAATGCACGAGCTCGTGGAACAGGGTGTGGAAGTACTGTTCACGGACTGGGAACGAGTCAATGCCTGGCACTTGGACGGCATCATCGGACTTTACATAGAAGGCCTCGGCTCCACCGCCCAGTAGCTTGATACCCACACGATTGCAGTACTCACGTACCGCCATCATACAAGTATCAGTATCGGACGGGAGTCCTCCGTTCTCCCACTTGTCCCTGTACTTGGGCTCAATGCCAGTAGTCTGACTGCCGATGCGGAACACTGGGTAGCCAGTCAAGTAATAGTACGAGTCCTTCGTACCATCGTCGAGTTCCTTGCTCACTTCTTTTGCGAAGTAGACTACCGTGGCGTGTTCGCCCTTGAGTACTGAACCTCCAGCCTTCTTTATCTGGTTGAAGGTTGCGTACTCACCGCCATAGGAGAGCAGCATCCTGTTACGGAGCGAGTAAGTCCTCCCGTTGGCGTGGGATATAATACCAGTCGAGTTCACTACCCACGGCTTCGTCCAAGGCACTGTGCCTGCGTCAAGCTGGTCAGTGATGGCCAGCACGATTCGCTCAGTAGCGGACTGCCTATCTTTTGCTTGGTAAGCCACAAGATACCCTCCAGTTATTCACTGCGTCCAGCAGGGAGTTCATATCGCCAGCGCTCATCAGCGTTGGGTCAGGCAGAAGCTCGGTGAGCTCCTCCCAGTCATCGACTCGGAAGGACTCCGTGTTGGTGGAGCCATAGTCATCTTCGCAAGTACTGTACAACCTGTCCGAGTTGAGGCGGACGTTATCAATTTCGTTACTGATTGTGGTGAGTAACTGATTGATGCGGTTACCGAGTCTTACGCTCCTTATGTCAGCGATGGCCTCGTCTATGACGTCCAGTGAATTAGTGATGCTTTCGCACTGGAACTCGACGTCAGTCCAGTTCTGTTCTTTCATAGCCCGACCTCCACGTAACCGACCACGCAGTATGCGAGGAAGAAGGCAAGGATGAGGACTCCAATTTTCAACTGTTCCTTGAAGGACTGCCTATGCTTGGCCAGATAGAGTTCAGTCCAGTTAGCGTAGCCTTTCGGCTGATATTCTCGTACCATCTAGTACTCCTTTCACGCTACTGCGTGTGTTTATATGTTTGAACTTGCGAAGCCAGTGTGATACCGACCCCGCAGTGAAGGTGCTGGCTCCGTCCGCTAACCTAGTAGCGAACTCACGAACCAGTCCTTCGGGAAATACTTTTAGGAACGCATACTCGTCACTGGCACTGGCTGGCTCGGCAGTCACTTCCTCGTCCAGAGTAGTGAACCGTAACGTACCGTCAGTATCAATGTACTTCTTGCGAACCTCGTCCGTTACCATCAGTGCTCCGTAGCGAATCAAGTACTGGACTTGCTCGCCCTCGCTCCTGCTGGTATCCAACGACAAAAAGGCCTGAGCCAGACCCGTCCAACCTTCATCGGACGAGCACTTGACTCGGGCCATAATGATTCTCACTATCCGTGGGTAGTCTATCAATACTCCTCCTCCTCCTCCTCCGCTACAAGCACTGGCTTGAGAATAACGTAGCTGACTCGGCCACCAAAACGCAAGCCGCCCAACTTCTTGAAGAGGCTGGCGCTGGCACTCTGCACTGACCGCTGGCAAACTAGTTCCAGCTCGTCAACGTGAGTTACTCTATGCGGGTGCCAAAGAGCCTCCTCTGCATTATTCGCAGTAAGATACTGAACGTCCAGACCAGACTCGGTAAACTCGCCAAGCACGGGTGAGCATAACTCGCCAGCGTGGATGAGGTACCCGAGCGCTTTCGTGGAGTCCTCCTTGAGCGGGTGCAGTATAAACAGGTCACCCTCGGAAGTGAAAATCAGTTTGAATTTTTCTGTCATAATGAGCTCCTTATACGTGTTTTGTTTGGCGCTCCCGTGCGCCACAATTACTGACCGCTAGTTAACGTTGACTTCGGGAGTCACTTCTTCGGAATCATCTTCGGAATCATCCTCGGAATCATCGGGGAGCAGGTTGCCGAGCTTGTCTATGGCGGGCAGGCCGTCCTCTTCAATGTCCAAGCCGAGGTCAGCCAGCAAGCTCGCCTTTTCGTCATCGTCTTCAATGAGCTGAAGTACGAGTTCAACACTGAACGCCTTGGCGAACACTGCCTCGTCACGTTCCAGCTTACGCTTGCAAGCCTTACGCACGAGGTCAACGTTCGGAGTCAACCCTGCGTCCTCCCAAGAGTCACTCACCGATTCAATGGCACGAGTCACCGAGTCACGCAAGGCGAGCCTTTCGGCACGTTCCTTAGCGAGCTCGGCCTCACGCTTGGCACGTTCCTCCGCAAGTGTAGGGCAAAGGTTGTCCATAATAAAGCCTTCAATAAAGGACTGCTTGCCGAAGTTACCTAATTCAAGAGCCTTAAGCTTAGCACTTGCGTATTTCGTGTTAATGTTGCCGACAGAAGTCAGCAAAACATTAGCGAGCATTTGTGCACTGAAGTCGCCTCCGTTTTTGCTAGACTTGGACTCAAAGAACTTGCCAAACGGCTCGTTTTCTGCCTCGTCCAGTTTACGTGCGAGCTCCTTACGTGCGTACTGCCAAGCCTCGTTTTCACCAAGCTTGGCTCCCCACGTTGCTGAAATTGCGGAGTAGTCAGTAGTCTTTTGTTCTGTTTTTTCGTTTGCCATAATATGGCCTCCTATAATATGAATGAATGTTTATTATAGGGCGTTCGCCCTAATACGCCCTAAATGTATATGAACATTTAAAACGTATTAGGGCGCACGAAAACGCCAAACAAAACACGTATATAATATAGACCGTTGCTTTAAATCTTCTGACGTACCGCTCGGGCCGTCTTGGGCGTTCCCCTAAAGGAACAATCCAAATATACCTAAACCGTAAACGTTTGTCAAGCCCTAAACCAATATTTTTTAGTAAAAAGAAGTTTACAAAATTTATTCGGTGCTAAATTAGTGTTCATTTGGGTAAATAACCTGCATTTGCATTTTAAGGCCGTTTTTAGGCCGTTTCGTGTTTACCCTAGTTTAGATATGTCCTAAACGCTAAAACGGCCTTAAATGTAATTTTCGATACATTTGTGCACTAATTTAGCAAAATTTCCTAAAATACATTAAACTATACAATTTGTCAAGTCATAAATTTTGTAAAATTCATTTAACACGTTTTTCCCTGCGTCCTGCACCCAATTTGTGTAAATAGTTAATTTATGCGCAAATTACATATAAATTTATAGTGTCATAAATTGTCAATTAGTTTATCTGAATTTTTGGGCACAAGTGAATACGTCAAAATATGACAAATGTATATAACATAATATGACAAATTGTGTCAGTTAATAATATGTTAATATATAGTATATATTATATCAATATAATATTGACAGGTTATCCACAAGTATTAGTTCTATTAACACAATACACA